CAACAACAGCAGGGTCAAAAANCCCCGCCGCAGCCAAATCCTAAGGCACTTGAATGGGCAGAAAGGAATCCTTGGTTTGAAAAAGAAAACTCTGATCAGGGAGATTTGATGACAAGCCTTGCATATGGCTTGCATAAAGTAGCAGTATATAAGAAACAGCTTGTTCCTAACACAAAGGGATATTTTGATTTTATCGATAAAGGAATGAGAGAAAGATTTACAGATTATGACTGGCCGGATCAAGGCGGTGTTAGGCAAACCGCAGCTTCGACGGGCAGGCATACTTCTTCGGTGGTTGCTCCATCCGCAAGGAACAATGGAGCTAGACCCCGCAAAGTGAAGCTAGAGCCTACTCAACGCGCCCTCGCTAAGCGCCTTGGGTTAACGCAAGAGCAATACGCCAATCAACTCTTAAAAGAGAGGGAGATGTCCCATGGCAGATGAGCGCAATCCTTGGTCTCACGAGACCCGCGAAGGTTCTGTCCGAGATGATGATTCTTGGATTCCTTCTTCTGTGTTACCTACGCCTGAACCGCGTGATGGTTGGAGGTTCAGATGGATCAGAACTAGCGTTCTGGGAAATCCTGATAATACCAACGTGTCACAGAAGTTCAGGGATGGATGGGTTCCCGTAAAACGGGAAGATCATCCTGAAATGGTTGGTCAGTCTGATATTAACTCCAGATGGGAGGGAGCAGTTGAGCAGGGTGGCCTGCTTCTTTGCAAAGCCCCGGAAGAGAAGATGCAGTCACGAACCAAGCATTACCAGAAGGTAGCCCAGCAGCAAATGGAGTCAGTAGACAGAAACTACATGCGGGAAAACGATCCGCGTATGCCGTTGTTGAGACCGGAGAAAAGCTCGCGCACAACCTTTGGGAAGGGTTAGCATTTCGTTTTAATTCGGAGTGCGCCCTTGTGTGTTTAACGTAGCATAGAGGAGAAAACTATGGCTACTTCTGCGACTCCGAATGGTGCAGAGCCTATTGGCACTTGTTCGAGCAGCGGTTCCTTTACAGGAAAAGTTGTTCACATCAAGATTGCCTCGGCTTATGGCACCGCCATTTTCTATGGGGATTTTGTGAAGTTGGTTACAGCCGGAACAATTGAAAAGGATACCGGCACAACGTCACTGACCTCCATAGGGATTTTCATGGGCTGTAAGTACACAGATCCAAGCACGAATCAAATGACCTTTAACCAAACTTGGCCTGCTTCTACAGCAGCGTCAGATGCGGCGGGTTATATCCTGATTGATCCTGACGTATTGTTTAGGATGCAGGGCGATGGTTCGATTGCTCAAGCTGGTCTTGGCGCGAACTTTGCTGTTGTTCAAACAGCAGGTTCTACCACGATTGGTCGAAGCAAAAATGCTTGTGACGCGGATACAGTTGCAACTACTAATACGCTGCCGATCAGGATCGTCGATTTTTACGATGGCCCTTCCAGTTCGGTTGGTGATACCTACACTGATGGCATTTTCCGCTTCAACGCGGGTCATCAGTTAACCAATACTACAGGCATATAAGGAGTAAATAGCAATGGCTATATCACGAGCACAGATGCTTAAAGAACTCCTGCCGGGGCTGAACGCCCTTTTTGGTCTGGAGTATGAGAAGTACGAAGATGAGCATACGGTTATCTATGATACCGAGACATCAGAACGTAGTTTTGAGGAAGAGGTGAAACTGAGCGGCTTTGGAGCGGCTCCGGTGAAGGACGAAGGAAATGCGATTTCCTACGATTCGGCACAGGAAGCGTTCACTGCAAGGTATAACCATGAAACGATTGCAATGGGTTTTGCGATAACAGAAGAGGCGATGGAAGATAATCTATATGATTCTTTATCGGCTCGTTATACTAAAGCCCTTGCTCGTGCAATGAGTTACACCAAGCAAGTCAAGGCTGTGAACCCGTTAAACAACGGTTTTACCAATTCCTATCAGACAGGTGATGGAGTTAATCTATTCACTGCGTCTGGCGATGGCGTAACTGGTGGAGGTGGTCATCCTCTTGTTTCTGGTGGAACGAACGACAATCGTCCTGCGACAGCAGCAGATTTGAACGAAACCTCATTGGAAGCGGCTGTAGTAACTATAGCCGGTCTAACAGATGAGCGAGGACTTCTAATCGCAGCTAGACCAAGGGCATTGATTGTTCCTCCTGCGTTACAGTTCACAGCTACAAGACTCTTGGAATCTCAAAACAGAGTTGCGACGGCTGACAACGACATCAACGCTATTAAGAGTAACGGTACGATACCTGAAGGCTATTCAATCAATCATTATTTGACTGATACTGACGCTTTCTTTATCACAACCGATATTCCGAACGGCATGAAGATGTTTGAGCGTACCGCGCTGGAAACTTCAATGGACGGTGACTTCGATACGGGTAACGTGCGCTACAAGGCGCGTGAGCGTTACTCTTTCGGGGTATCTGACCCACTTTCAGTGTACGGCTCACCGGGAGCGTAAGTAATGGGGGAAGGCGACTTGTTTCATTAACATAACAAAATGCCTGTTAATCAATTAGCAGGTCGCTTTCCTTTTTCCTGACTGTCACAATAATGTGGCAGACACTAGCCAAGACAGGAGAAATTAATGGCTAATACGACATTTAATGGCCCAGTTCGATCCGAGGGTGGTTTTGAGCAGATAACTAAAACCGCTGGTACGGGCGCAGTGACCAACAACTTCGATATAGACTCAAGCGGCAATGTATCTGGTTCAGGTACGTTGAAGCTAACCGGAGCGGCTAATATCCTCTCTGATTACGAGTCTATTACGGCGGCAACGAAAACTTTGACTTCAGCCGATACTGGAACCGTTTTTGGTTTTAACAGGGCCGCAGGCATAGTAGTTACCCTACCCACTCCAGCAGCAGGAATTGTTTATAAATTCCTTGTTGAGACAACCTTTACTGGTGCTGGTCAAATCAAAACAGCTACAACCGATGGAACCGATGGGTTTCTTGGAACGGCTTTTTTGTTTGATACTGGTGAAATTGGTGAGACTGATAACTTTCATCCGGCATCTTCTAACGACATCATTGATTTAGGTGCTGTCGAGCAAGGTTGGTTGACTGGTGGATTCATTACGCTAACAGGAGTAAACACAACAACTTGGTTTGTTGAGGCATTCCTGATGGGTGATGGCACACTAGCAACTCCGTTTGTTGATAGTTAATAGTTGATTAACGCTGGGTGGGGCTTCGGCTCCATCCAGTTTTTTAGGAGATAAAAAATGGCTGATGCAGTAACAAGTCAAACCATCCAAGATGGGGCGCGTCATGTCGTAATGAGCTTTACCAACGTGAGTGATGGTACGGGTGAGTCTGCGGTGACAAAGGTGGATGTTTCTGCCCTTGAAGCTGATCCAATGACAGGGGCTGCTTGTGATGGGGTTTCCATAGAATCGGTTACGTTCTCGACATTTGGCATGAGCGTAAAACTTTTGTGGGACGCATCAACTGATGTGTTATGTCTTCATTTGCCTGCGGATTATGCAGATACCCTGGATTACAGTAATTTTGGTAGCTTAAAGAATAATTCAGGTTCAGGGAAAACGGGCGATATACAATTTACCACGGTAGGACATTCCAGTGGTGATGCTTATACCGTTACTCTGAAAATGATTAAAAATTATGCGTAGGAGAGAATCATGGCAAAGCTAGAAATCTTTCAAAATGGTACTTCCATGCACCCTGACACTATGGGTAATCCGGTTTACCAGATTGGCAGTAAAAATGCTGATGGTGAGTATGACGTAGTTGTATTTGATGCAATGAGCGAAAAGGAAGCTAAGGCAAAACTTGCAGAGTTACGACCAGTTAAGGTCGTGCCGAAAAAAGCGCCGGAGCCAGAAAAGAAAGAACCAGCGCCAAAAAAGGCAGCGCCGAAAAAAGTAGCCACAAAGAAAAAAGCGGCTCCTAAAAAGAAAGCAACTGCCAAAAAGAAAACGGCTAAGAAGAAGCGTTAATGGCAATTAGTCGGGCGCAAATGGGCAAGCAGATACGCAATGGGTCTGTTACCAGAAGTAACAGAAAAGTATTGACGTTACCGCCTGGGGTTAGAAGAACCCCAAGGACACTTACAAAGTTGATGCGCCAAGCAAGGAGAGATTCATAAATGGCTACTAGCGGAACTTATGCTTTTAACCTTGATTTGAGTGATATTCTTGAAGAAGCCTATGAAATGGCTGGCCTTGAGTTGCGTAGCGGTTATGACTACCGAACAGCAAGGCGTAGCTTGGACTTAATGTTCCTAGAATGGCAGAACAAGGGGTTAAACCTTTGGACTGTGCAGGAAGGCTCTCAGACGCTTACAGCAGGTACTAGCCGTTATGTTCTAACAGGCGATCAGTTAGATGTGATTGAAGCTTCGTTAAGGACTGATGATGGCGATTCCGACAAGCAGACTGATCTGACGATGAGTCGGATTTCGGTCAGTCAGTATTCACATCTGACCAATAAGCTCACTCAGGGCCGACCCATTCAATTTTGGATAGAAAAAGACCCTGGCGCTATCGCCTTGAATGTCTGGCCTGTTCCTGATGATGCGGTGACTTATAAAATCAACTACTACTACATACAGCGGGTTGAGGATACGGGTAGTCCCGCCTCTAACAATGTGGACATTCCAGCAAGGTTTATGCCTTGTATGGCGGCTGGNTTAGCCTATTACATCAGTATTAAAAGGCCAGAAGCCTCAGACCGTGCGCCTTTGCTTAAGCAGGTTTATGACGAGCAGTGGAATTTAGCGGCAGATGCTGACAGGGATAAATCCTCGTTCTACATGGTTCCTGGGGGGTATAGCCGAGTATGAGTAGTTACGCATCAGGAAAAAATGCTTTTGGGTTCTGTGATCGTACAGGATTCAGGTATCCGCTGAAGGATTTGGTTCCGCAGATAGAGAACGGTAAACCGAATGGCTTGTTGGTAGGGCGTGATGTAGTGGATCAGGATCAGCCTCAGTTACAGTTAGGCAGGGTCAGAACCTTAGATCCACAGGCTTTAAGAGACCCAAGGCCTGATACAGGACAAGCTGAAAGCAGGAGGATGTACGCTTTTGACCCGATAGGGGGAGGCAATACAGCTTTAGGCGGTCGTACTGTGGGATTAGATATGACTGCTGAACTAGGTGAAATTACAGTGAGTACCAACTGATGGCCTGGACACTAACAACGCTTAAAAGCACCATTCAGGATTATTTGCAAAATACAGAAACCACTTTTGTTAATGATCTTTCTACGATTATTATTCAGGCTGAGAGCAGAATAATAAATTCTGTCCAGCTGCCTAATTTCAGAAAGAACCAAACAGGAACCCTGACAAGCGGAAACGCTTATCTGGCAACGCCTACAGACTATTTGTATCCTTATTCCCTAGCAGTGATTGATGGCGACAGCAACTACAGCTATTTGGTCAACAAGGATGTGAACTTTATAAGAGAAGCTTATCCGGTTTCTGCAACAACNGGCCTACCCAAATATTATTCCCAGTTTGATGATGATTTCTTTCTGGTTGGGCCTACCCCAAATTCAGGTTATAGCGTTGAACTGCATTATTTTTATTTTCCTCAGTCAATTACTGCAAGTGCAAGTGGGACTTCCTGGTTGGGAACGAATGCATCAGAAGCTCTTTTGTATGCTTCGTTATGTGAGTCTTACACCTTTTATGAAGGGTGAGCCAGACATTATGGCGGCTTATGAGGCGAGACTTAAAGAGGCTTTGGCTAAATTGACGGCGGAAGCTGATGGATATAATCGAAAGGATGCTTATAGAGGTGGACAAAGAAGAGTAAATGTCTAGTTTATCTTCAACTCAGAGTGTTGAAGGTAAGAGTGTAGCTATCGTTGCTATGGGGCAAAGCCAGCTAGATTTTCATTTGTCTCAAACTCACAGCGTAGCTTTTGATGAGGTATGGGCGATAAATGCAATGGTAGGGATTATCCCTGAGATAGACAGAGCTTTTATTTTAGACCCGATGAGCAGGTTCTTGGATACAGAAGATGCTGGAACTATGACTGAAATGATGAGAAAAAAGTTGCCTGAAGCTAATTACCCTATCTTCTCCTGCGAGATTGATGAGAGGGTTCCTGCTGTTCAGGAGTATCCGATAGAAGAGGTGGTTACTTATAATAGAAGTGCTTATTTGAATAATACGGTAGCTTACGCTATGGCTTATGCGTTATGGCAAAAGGTCGGTCAAGTATCTTTATTCGGGGTTGATTTTACCTATAAATCAAATATGCATTTTGCTGAAGCAGGAAGAGGTTGCGTGGAGTTTTGGATATCAAAGTGTATTAGCCAGGGCATGAGCGTAGGAATAGCGCCAAGATCAACGCTTTTGGACACAAATATACCTACATCAGAAAAGCTGTATGGCTATCACAGATTAGAGAACCCAAAAGTGCCTTACAGGGATGACGATGGGGAAGTAGCTATATGCAATTTTTCTGAGTTAACAGAATCTGAGAATATTAAGCCAGTAGGTATGATTGGAAGAAAAGACTTAACACCAGCAGAGCCAAGTAAATACTAATGCAAACAGATAAATTTGAAATATCAATCGGGGANTTAGGCGTTCAAACCACGCATAAGAGGGGTCATACTGTTGAAGAAGTAGCTGAAATGGCTACAAATAAGATACTTTCTATTAGTGAAACCCTTGATCCTATGGTAAAAGCTCAGGCTTATGCTTTTAGAGACAGGTGCAAAATGGTAATTGCTTTTTATATACAAGAAGGGATTAACAATAATCTTTGCACAATTTTTAATCAATTAGAGCAGCAGGGACATTCTGATCTTGCTCAAATAATAAGGAGATTGTAATGGCGATTACTCAGGCTATGTGTACTTCGTTTAAGAAAGAGTTGTTGGAGGGTGTTCACAATTTTAAGAACTCTGGTGGCAATACTTTTAGACTCGCGCTTTACACTAGCTCGGCTACCATGTCTGCTTCTACTACGGCTTATTCTACGAGCCAAGAAGCGAGTGGAACGAACTACACCGCAAAAGGCGATTCTTTAACTCGCGTTGATCCTACTACTTCTGGGACAACAGCCTTTACAGATTTTGCAGATTTGACTTTTGGTACAGCCACCATAACGGCGAGAGGCTGCATGATTTTTAATGATTCTGCTTCTGGAGATCCAGCAGTAGCGGTTTTTGATTTTGGAGGAGATAAAACAAGTACAGCAGGAAGTTTTACTATTACATTTCCTACAGCGGATGCTTCAAACGCGGTTATTAGAATAGCGTAAGGGAGCTATGAGTGGCTACAGGTTGGGGTAGAGATACTTGGGGCGATGGCCCTTGGGGAGCAACGGCAGTAAGCGTAAGCTTGAGCGGTGTTGCCGGTACTTCAGCTTTAGGAGATGAGTCTTCTGTTACAGGTGATTGTAATTTAACAGAGACAGGACTTGCAGGAACAGGAGCAGTAGGGACTATAGTTGCTGCTGGTTTTGCGATTACAGGAGTTAGCGGAACAGCTTCTACAATCGGTTTAGGTGATGAGACTGTAACTTGTGACGCGAATGTGTATCCTACAAATGTTGTAGGAACAACTGCATTAGGAGGTGTTTCACTAGTAACAGATAACATTATTTCGGTTACGATGGACGCAGCAACCGGAGTGATTAACTCTGTAAGTACAACTTCAGATGGAAATGTGGCTGTTACTGGGATTTTAGGAACGGGAGAAATTACTAACTTATTGGTTTGGTCTGATATAAAGCCGGGTCAATCTACGACTTACGGCGAAGTAGATCCAAATCAATCTACGACTTATAGTGATGTCTCTACTTCTCAATCTCCAAACTGGGAAAACATAGCTGCTTAAAGTAAATAGGAAAGAACATGGCAAGTACATATGTAAATGACCTTAGACTCAACGAGATGGCTACCGGAGATGGCTCCGGAACTTGGGGTACAACGACCAACACCAATCTGGAGTTAATAGGCGAAGCACTGGGTTACGGAACCGAGGGCATAACCACAAATGCAGATACGCATACGACTACAGTAGCGGACGGTGCAACTGACCCTGGTAGAGCCATGTATATNAAATACACAGGCACACTGGATTCGGCTTGTACTATTACGATTGCTCCAAACACTGTTAATAGAATGCATTTTATTGAGAACGCAACTAGCGGTTCTCAAAACATAGTTATTTCTCAAGGCTCTGGAGCCAATATCACGATACCTGCGGGTGACGTGAAAGCCGTTTACTTAGACGGAGCAGGAAGTGGAGCAGCAGTAGTTGACGCTTTTGCAAGCCTCAATGTTGTAGACCTCAAGGTACAAGACGACTTAACAGTAACTGATGATTTAACNGTAAACGGTGATATAGACCTTGCCGGTTCTATAGACGTAGANGGNACAGCTAACCTGGATGTCGTTGACATCGACGGCGCTGTAGANATGGCAANCACACTAACACTAGCTGGTAATGCTGATTTTAATGGTGATCTTGATGTTGACGGCACGACTAATTTAGATGCCGTAGACGTTGATGGCGCTGTAAACTTTGCAGCCGACGTAACATACGCAGACGGTGCAGACTTAATCACCGCTTCAGCAGGTACCTCTAACTTCAGAGCAGGTGTCAACGCTGGTAACTCCATAGTCTCTGG